ATCAGTACCCCATGCGCTAGGTGTAATCCCTAAACCAAGGTTACCACTAGAATCGTTTATTAAGTTACTATTTCCAATCGTTGTACTTCCTGTAAACTTTGGCAATGTTCCGCTTGTACCTGTTCCAGTTACAGGGTTAGTAAGTGTACTCTGCTTCCCATTCAGCTGGGTTTGAATAGAGCTGGTAACCCCTTTCACGTAGCTCAGCTCAGTCAGTGATGGGTAGGTCGCAGTGGTTAAACTTGCTATCGTTGTGGAGGCTGTGAAGTATGCAAGCTCATTAGTAGTTCCGCTTCCTGAGATGCTGTTCACAATCCCAGAGGTGTACTTAATAATGTCCACAATGTTGCCTGACATTGTAGGCGTAGTCAATACTACAGTCGTGCCGTTCGTAGCTGTGTAGTCAGACGATGTCAATCGAACACCGTTGATGAACACATCTACAAGCCCAACAGTGTACCCACCTGTTACAGTGAACGTAGTCTGTGAAGCTGTAGCAATGTATGTTTGTATCTCTCTAGCAGATGGGTTGACTGTTCCTGCGTACTCAGGAATATTAAAAACTCCCGTGGTGTTATTATAAGTAGCAGGGCCACTAGTGCCTGTAGTTGTCAAACTAATCGCTGCTCTACTTGTAGATGTTACTTGGCCAAGCGTAGCAAACTCATTATTGTTAATAGCATCAATACCAATAACACGTCCGTTGAAGTTAGCAACCACACCTGCTGGTAAACTAGCAATTGCTCCTGTTACAGCATTTACAACACCTGTATTAAATCCAACAAGGATACTATCTTGAAACTGCTGTACGCCTGTGTTGTATGCGTAGATAGGATATCTGCCACTAGGATTATTCCCGTAGTAGTCTAGAAGGTTTGCGTTTACAGAAACACTTAGAAGTCTATCTCCTGTAACTAGTACTCCTCTAAAAAATGATATAGGGGTAGTTGTAAGTCCAGTTCCACTTCCATTATTAAATGTGTTGACAAAGCTCCATGTGGCCTCACCACTTGGCACCAACTCATTTTGATTGTAAGCTATCTTCAACCCATAAAGAGTATCTGTGCCAATCTTAAAGTCCAACACATCACCACCTCTAAGAATAGTCTTGAGTCCAGTTATTGTCTGTGTTGTATCAAGAGTAACATAGTTACCAGCAGGTTGCTTACTATTGAATGTAATCCAATCCGCACTACTTAAAGCTCCTCTATCCGTAGCAGATGCTGTAGGCAGATTAAATGTATGAGTAGCAACTGAACTTGAAATATTAAAGTCAGTTCCTGCGGTACCTGTAGAAAAAAACTGAACCTGTGTAGTCAATCCATTCAATGCAGTTAACCCAGTAGTAAACGTGGTTATAATCTGACATAGGTGACCATTCTCGGTATGAAGGGTTATAGTCCTTCCTGAATTAACTACATAATATCTAACCGCTAGTCTATCCGTTAATGCTAAAGTGGTTTGAGGAACAGCTAAAGCTGAGAAGTAAGGATTGATATTCGTCCCCAAAGAAATAGATTCAGGTGTGCCTGAATTAGAAGCTATTAATGTAGCTGTGCCCCCTGAATTGACTTTGTAAAGTTCGATATAAAAGGTAGGGCTCCCTCCTCCTGAAGATGCACTAAAGTAAGTTTCAAAGTTCCAGTTTCCTGCTGGGATTTCTAGCAATGCAGGGTCTCCTGCGTCAGTAATAAATGAAGCTATATAACCATTAGCATTTATACTAATATCTGTTCCAGCTCCAAAAATTGGAACCTTGCTTAACTCTCTATAAGCAACTCCACCAATAGTACCTTGACTTATAGAACCATTTAAGTAGTAAGATACAGATGACCCTCCGCCACCTCCACCACTGGGAAAGTCTCCAAGGCTACCATCACCCCTAACATATTGAGCTGCTGTACCTGCACCTAAAACAGTTAATGTGCCAGCACTCGTAACAGGGCTATTAGATACAGTAAATGCTGCAGGCATACTAAGCCCTACACTTGTAACTGTACCTACAAATTGGTCAGTGTACTGAGGAATATTTAATGTGTTGCCAATTAATGTAGCAGGACCACTTGTGCCTGTGGTGGTAAGGGTAATTGCTCCTTGTTTACCATTAAATGTATTCCAATCAGTTGAAGAAAGATATCCATCTGTAACTGTACCTGATTGAATAATGCTAAAAGCTCCTGTCAAATTGTTGTATACCAATGGCGAAGAAGCACTAAGCGAGCCTAGTATTATGTATGCGCTTGAATCAACACTACCATCAGCCTTTAGAAACTGAGATGATGTCCCTCCATTTTTAATTAACGAAGATGCTGTTAAGCTGTATATGCCAAGATTAACATTTTGAGTTGCTCCAGTATATGGTACATACCCTGTTAAAGAAGGAAATGTCTGTAGAGCTCCTGTACCATCAATGTACTGAAGCGAATTCCCTGACCCCGTAATGGCTATCGTGCCATTTGAAGTCAATGGAGAGTTTGTAACAGTAAATGCTGTAGGCATACTTACCCCTACCGATGTTAGCCCTGTATCAATGTCAGACCAACTTGCGGTAATAGTTCCTCCGTCCTGCTGATTAAGTGTTAATAGCTTTGTTGTTGTGCCCGTAACTGCAGCACTTACAATTGAATCATTGTATGCCGTATTCCAATTTGCTGAGTTGTCAGTGATATATGAAATAACGCCACCAACAGATTTAACTAATCCCGTACCTCCTAAAAAGTTCTGCTTATCATTAAATATTAACCAATCAACACTTGATAAGTATCCATCTAAGCTACTGCTTGACTGCTGTATTGATATATCAGGAGTAGCTCCTCCTGTTGAAAACAAAGGACTAGTTGCTGTAACAGATGACACGCCTGCTGAAATAGTCCAAGACCTATCCGCTGATAGGTTATAAGTTTCTCCATTAATGGTAAGAGTACGTGTCTGTGGCACCCCATTAAGCCCTGCTAACGTGTAGTTAGGGACATTGATTGTAGAGCCAACAAGAGTAGATGGTCCGCTGTTACCAGCAGTTGTTAGACTTATCGCAGTCTGCTTTCCATCAAATGTTATCCAATCTGCAGCAGATAGGAATCCGCCCTGAGAAGCGTTTGCTTGTTGAATGCTAAATACGCCTGTCCCTGAGTTGTACAACAAAGGTGACGCAGCACTGTAAACGGGTAGGTTTACCCATCTAACTCCAGTTACACTTGAAGACAATACTTGATTGTTGGCACCAACTGCGTTTAGCCCATCTCTTAAAGTGCCAAGCAAAGTAAGGCTTGTGGAAATAGTAGATGTTAATAAGGCGGCATTGTTAGCGCTTAAATTACCTGTAAGGATTATGTTGTTTACAGCCGTATTCCCAGATGCTAGTACCTGTTGTAGGTTAGGAATAACTGTTGGAATAGTGAACCACTCTACCTGTGTACCTGTACTTATTAGTACCTGACCCGGGGTTCCAATAGAATTTAAACTGTCATATAACCCACCAAGAATGTGAGTCTCACCAGTAAAATCACTATCTAAGATAGTTAAAGTACCACCTACGTTTAAATCAGTGGTGTTAATAGTTCCTGTAAGATTAATATTTTGAGTTGCGGTATTGCCAAAATCCAATACCCCCTGCAGTGTGTTTCCCGGAATATTAGGGATGAACAAGTTCAACAACTCACCTAACGTAAAGTTATATGTTAAATCCTCGGGCTCTCCACCTACGCTTGTGCCAATTAATTTATCGGCTAGTTTAGGTACAGGGACAACATCGTATATACTAATCTTGGACATCCACTATGAGATTTAAACGTGAACTATCTTCAATGCATCTCCTGTTCTGTAAAGTTTTCCTATTGACAATCCTGCTGCAACAGCAGCTGCGTTATCCGCATAGACAGGTACATTGGCTATCACTATAGCAGTAGCACTAAAATTGGCTTGAAACAAAGCTAATAGCAATGCAGGAGTAAAATTAAAAGTAGCATTCTCTGGACTACCCCCTGTTTTTGTTCCGATTAATTTATCATCTAAAGCAGGAGGTGTAACAACAGGGTAATCATTTATCTTTGACATAATATCTATTTTTCTTTTTGAGTCACCTCTCCGGTCTGCATATTTATTACTGAATCAACACCGTACTTTTCAATCAGAATCTTTTCATTGGCAGTGAAAGCTTCAATGATACTTTCTGCGTGTTTAATCAATCCTTGCTTTTGTAGCTCAAGCTCTCCAAGACTAACCTTAATCTTGGTGTACTCTGCTGAGCCATTCTTGATGAAATCTAGTTCTTCGCTAGTCAATTTTAAAGTTTCTTGATTTTTCATTTAATTGGATTTTTAAGTGTTCGACAAATATAGCTAATAATTGAATATGGATTTGGTAATAATCTCCTGAGCTTGTAAACCAAAAATAAAATAAGTAGAAGTATCGGCAGCCAAAAATATTCAAAATAATTTATTTTCTTTTTTACCGACTTATCGTAAGTCTCTGTACTCTGCTCTTTGCTTACCTCGGTTTGGTTGTGGTCGCTAACTGCGACCGCAATTTTTGTAGAGTCTACAGCCTCACGCTTAGTCTTTTTAATTTTTATTGCTGCGTTGGAGTACTCCTTGCCTCCGATAACTAAAGGCTTTGAAAAATCTATTGGCACAATCTCAATCTCGTCAACGTCCTCCTTTATGCTAATAGCATTCTGTTTAAAAAATACGCTGTCCTTCTTCTCTACAACAACGCTGTCAGTCTTTGTATCAACTAGAGATTTAGATATAGATGCCTTTTTCGTGGAACACGAGAATACTAGAAGGCTAAGGAATATTAATGTAAGAAGTCTTGCCATTTTTACGTACAGCTTTTAGTTTTTGCTTTCTATTTTTGCCTTTTGTATAAGACACGTGTACCCAATCCGGGTTAGAATCCGTTCCGAACTCCCAAATAATTTGGTCCCACTCTAAGTTAGAAACAATAAAGTCAAAGACCATTTTGTTGGTAACCTCACTATCGCTTCCATCCATGTCGATGTCAATCGCTTCGCCCTTACAATGTTGGCTGGATGAACTTCCCTTAATAAATTTATTAAGAGCCTCTGACCTGTACCCAGAGCTGATATGAATAGAAACCCCAAAGTGTTCACGAATAGGCTCGAATACCTTCTCGGCAAGCAGTTTAAAATTCTCTAAATGCTCAGCAGTAGGGGTGTTGTTTATCCCATTTATTTTAGCAGACTCACTTCTTGTTACTTCAGCGAGCGACAAGTGCTTTGATATTTTCATTTTATATCGTCAATATCTGATTTAAGCTCCTTTGCTCTGCTCAATAATTTTTTAATCATTGGCCAAATCTCAATCTTAAATGCATCCTCAATGTTCTCCTTGATTGATACTAGCTCAATAAAAATTAATAGGATTGCACAAATCTTTGTGAACATATACTCAATCCCAAACGAGCGTACTATGAATTCATTCAATAAAAATTTGTCCATTAAAAAAAGAAGAAGGATACAAACCTCGTATAGCAACATCTTGCTCACCACGTTTGATAACTTCCGACTTCTGATACTATCAAACCCTTCCAACTTAATTGACTTAAAAATACCAGTGAACGTGTCAAGAATTATAGCGGCTCCTACGGCTATTAATAGGCCGTATATAGGGGCGAATAGAAGTAATATGGATGCGAATACGTATTGAATATATCTCATCGTCCTTGTCTATTATATGACTTCTTGTAAAGCTTGCTTGACTTGTTGTTACTCGTCTTGGTCTTTGCAGCTACCCCTTTGCTTTTAGCCTTCTGCTTATAAATGCTAGATGCTGAAATATTAGCCTTTGCCATTTTACCAAAGAGCTACAAGTTGAACAGCGGTAGTTCCACTAGCGGCTGACCAAAGCTTTTTTACCTGAACAGGTAATATTTCTCCTGCTTTAGCGCCATAGAATAAAATCACATCACCACCAATAGTAGTAACTTTTACGTTACCTGCTACTCCAACGTACAAATAACACCCCTGATTTCCAATTGTGGTCTGAGAACTTGCAGCGTACACGATATAATTAGTTGGAGTTATGTCAAAAATGTTCGCATTTAAAGTCAGTGTAGTTTCATTGATAACATCAAGTACTGTTGCCGCAGTAGCGTCAGATATGCTGTAGACAATGTCTCCAGTTTTAACATTATTTGTAACAAATGTTGCGGAACTATCTACAAGAGAAAAGGCCACAACAGATGTATTTGTTCCTGACTCTATTTCTTGAGGAAAAGGAATATTAGCATCATCTGTTTTTACAGCCAATAATGCTCTTGAAAATGTTGTTTTGAAAACTGACATATTTTATTTGTTTTCTGAATATGGAAACACTCTATTTAATGCGTCTCTGCGTTTGCCACATCCACAATCTTTGCCTGTGGCAGCGCTAACCGCATCAACTACTTTTTTAATCCCTGTAGCTTTGGTGACTTTTTCAATCGTGTCGCCTAGTCCTTTGCTCTTCATAGATTTATACAAATATAATTAAACTTTTGATACTCTATTTCCCATACCAACTCTAGACTTCTCTGACTTCTTTGCAGATAATTTAGCTGGGCTAATCTCACTCTTAGTCTTTGGTGTCTTGGAAGACACTCGTGTAGTTGGTCTGCAGTATTCGTTCTTACCGCCAGCACCACAGGCTTTACCGCTCTTAGTGTCTTGCCAGTTCTCCTTGTCCCATCGCTTTAAGCTGGAGCCCTTCTCGGACTTAATAACATTGCCAGAAGACTTACGGCACTTGGCTATAGCCTGAGAGGCCCTAGCTGAAGGGAACACATCATACGATGCCTTTACCTTTTTATAACAAGCATCCTTAGGCATCTTACTTCTTTTTGATAGCTATAGAATTCTTCTTGGTCTTGCCTACGTTTCCTTTAAGAAATTTCATAGGTCCATCTAAGGACTTCTTAGATTCGTACTTAGCCGCTTCCTTGATACCGTATTTCATATTATTTTTTCTTTTTAGGAATAACTCCCTTGGCAATCAACACGTCCTTTTTTGTTACTTTCCCATCACCACTAACATCAGGGAAACCCTTCTTCTTTTGATTTTTCATAGTCTTAGTATTTGCCTCTACGTCCTTTTGGATTACTTGTGGTTGAGCCACCCGGCCCCGCCCATAAATTCTTACACGACCAATATCTTGGCGTTAACTTATCAGTTGCTGTGTCACAACTGTGTCTTGCTTTAAAGCTCTTACGAGCAGCAGAGCTATAGTTGTTGCCATAGCCCTTTGCTCCAAAGTGGAGGAGCTTTTCCTCCCCTCCGGAACAAGCTTTAACCATCTTCTTCTTACCCGGACGGTCAGAAGCAGTAGGACGGTTACACTGCATCTTTGACTTGTCAGCCATTTTTATTTGCTTCTATAAGCTCTAGTAGTGTGACCCGGAGTTGCAGGTGCTTCCTCTACCTTCTCTTCCTGAACAACAGGAACGTCTTTTACAACGGGTGCTTTTACAACTACCTCTTCCTCAATAAGTCCTGACTTTACTTCTTGCTTTGCCATGATTACTTAGCTTTCTTAACGATACTAGCTGCACCACCTGCTTTGATTGCAGACTTAGCGCCTTTAGATGGTACACCACCTGACATTGTCATTGGCTTTGCTTTAATTGGGTTCTTAATTGATGGACCCCCTCCACCTGCTGGTGGCTGCAATCTTGAAGATGCAGGAAGATTTGGAACTGATTTTTTCATTTTCGTTTTTGTTTTAAAGTTATTAATAATCTTTGTATTTCTGTTTAAATGTTGCTAACCCACCGAGTCTGCCCATTCCTGAGATTTTAGTGGCACTACCAACTCTTCGTTCTCTGTTTCTAGCAAGCTTATCTTTAAGCTTCTGCTCACCTTTTTGAATAGCGGCAATGTCCTTAGCTTGCTGGTTTTTAAAAGTAATAGCATCTAATTCACTTCGAAGACTCTTTACCTCCTCTTCAGTGGTTTTTTCTTCAGCTTTCTTCTTCTCTGCCATAATTATAATTTATTTACCTTTGCTTTACAAATGTAATAAAATAAAATCAATGAAATCAACACCTTCAGACTACCTAAAGTTTTGGAGAATCATCAGATACTACATCAAATTCAAGCATGAGCTAAGCCAAGCAGACCTAGATGTAATACTTTTTCTCTACACTGAGTCATATTTTGGTAAAGAGAAGTTCGACCAATACGTTGAGCTTGTAAGCTGGGATAAGGACCGCTTCAATTCGCTACACGCTAGGGGATGGATTGAAACTTTTAGAAGGAGAGGCACAGATGGCAAGTCATTGTACTGCCTAAGCGACAAGGCTAAGAGAGTTGTTAGGGATATCTACCGAAAGCTCGAAGGAGAAGAGATTCCAACCAGCCTGTCATACAACCCGATGTTCTTAAAAAATGTGTCCTATAACGACAAGGTCTATCGCAATATGATTATTGAGATGAACGCCTACTACAGAAAAGAAAGAGATAAAAAGAGCAGTAGTGATGATGATTAAATCACCACCACTACGTCACGCTCAGAAATAATTGTATACTGCTCGTTGTCAATTAGCATTGTGAAGCTATGAGACTTGTCGTAGTACAGCTCATCCATCTCATCAATGACGTCAACGTCAGTGCCTGTTGCTATCACCTCAGCACGCTTGTATCGTAACTGATTCGTGTCTTCACCAGAAAGGATTAGACCACTCTCAGTCCTAATCTCCTCCTGTATATCTTTAATAACAATAAATTTGCCTATGGGTTTCATAATTTTTATTTCCAATGATTATTATCTCTCTCCCACCAAAATGTTAGGTCATGAGTCTCGTTGTTATAGTAATCACCAACAAAGTTTGATTTATAAACTGAACCTATGTTTTCAAACATAGCCACAGAGTAAATTTCAGCAAGCCCTCTTTGTCTTAAATGCTTTTCCAAGAAAGCATAGTTGCCTCCCCTAATTACTCCGGCCTCCACCATCAAGATTCTCTTATCGCCAATTTTATTTTGGTACATATCTAGAATACTATTGAGCTCACTTACATAAGACTCGTCCCAATTTTCATCAGGATATGGGACGTCCACTCCGAAGCCATCACAAATCTCACCATCAGCACTCAATAGGTGCCTCAGAGTCTGACCAATGATAGAAGAGTAGTCTGTCGATACCGTTATGATGACGGTGTTATTAGCATTAAACCCATCTCTGATAAGCTCTGCTGCAATATTCTCTATCAACAACTGCTCCTCACTAAATGATACGTTAAGTAGCTCTCTCATAGCTCTATAATTCTTCGCACAAACACAGGAGTCTTCTCACCAACGTAAGCCCCTGCAATGTTGTACTCATAGTACTCAATCGCATCATCTACATCCATACCATCCATTATTAGGGTGTTAATCACCTCATCAATGTCATAGACAACCCTTAGATTGACCTCATCGACCCCAATGATGGCATCATCGAAGCCATCTATAAACATGAAATCCTCATCAGGATATGTATCTATTATTTGCTCAATCTTACTGTTGCTCATAGCTTCGTGCCATTGTAATGATGGCGTTAGTGGATAAAATTGTTACTGCTACACTTACTGCGTTCTGCAATGCGGACCTAGTCACCTTTAATGGGTCAATGACACCCATCTGTACCAAGTCACCCATCTGCCCTGTCTTTAAATTGTACCCATGTCCAACCTGAACAGCCTCCTTGTAGATATCACTTGGCATTAGTCCTGCATTTGCAAGGATTTGCTGAAATGGCGCCATCATTGCGTTCGCCATTATCTTTAATGCAGCCTCATACTCATCACTAATCCTAATATCAACAAACTCAGCAAGCAAACTAGCAGACTCATCTACCAATGCCTTGCCTGCTCCGGGCAGTATACCCTCCTCAAGGGCACTTCTTACCGCACACACAGCGTCATCGACCCTGTCGTACAGCTCCTTCTGCTCCAAGTCAGTCTGGCCACCCACAAATATTACTCCAATTCCTCCTGTTAATGACGCAATGCGCTCCAAAATAAAGTCTTTGTCCCTTTTGCTCTTGCTTTGCTCATGTGATTGCCACAATTGTGCTACTCTATCGTCTATTGACGCTTGGTCAACCTTTGTATTACTGCGAATAAGTATGGTCTTGTCCTTACCAACAATAACTTTTGCCGCATGACCCAAGTCAAAGTACTTAATAAGGCTCAAATCATCACCCGTCTTCTCACTAAAGTAAGTAGCGCCTACACTAATAGCAATGTCCTGCATCAACTCGTGCTGCTTGTGGCCAAAATTAGGCGGTGCAACCGCAACCACCTTCAAATTACCCTTCATGCTATTTGCTGCCAACGTGTTTACCACGTTCACATTGCATGGTGATATGATAAGCAGCTTCTTACCTTCAGCAATTATTGGCTTCAACACGTTCTCAATCTGCAAAATGTTTGCAATCTCCATGTCAGCCACCAACACCATCACATCATCGAACACACACTCGTCCTTCTTTACGTCATTGATGAATAGTGGGCTTAAATAGCCTCTGTCAATCTTTAACCCCTTAGTGGTCTCAGAGTATGTCTCACTAGTTTGGCTTC